TGAGTTGTACCCGACCCTGTAGTGACAGGCTTGGTGAAATGCAGCATGATAGTACCCCCGGTTGCACCAGCAGTGCCACCACGCTGAATGTGAGTTCTTAATTCGTGATAGAGAGAAGCATTTTCTAAAGCAATGGTGACTTCCATGTCAAAGTTTTCTTTACCTTCTCTGATGATAGATGCGTTACGAGTACCGCCATAAGGCACCTGCTTGATACTAAGATTATCTGAGTTTACGGTCTCAGGTATAGGATTGCTTTGGATAGTGTGGAAAACTTCTACACCTGTCTTACCCTTCAACTCAAACGCACTAACGAATCCTAAGTTTTGGTCAAAGGCGCTGATTGTTCCATTGTAAAACATAAATGGCTTCTCAGAGCCTTTTGCTATACCTGATGCCTTTTTCTCAGCCAGCCCTGTAGCAACATTTTGGAACATTCGGTTAGCCGTGTATCTGTCGCCTTTGTTAGCGCTCTCTAGCCTACCTGTATCTGTGTAGCAAGAAAGAGCGTCGAATACAGCACGATACTTTAGTTCAGCATCTACTGTACTAGTCAATTCATACTCAACTATCTTACAGCCTTTGAAAACTCTAGTCAACTGCTTAGTGTCACCAGCCGAGCCGGGCGCTATTGTAGTCTCACCAGCACTGTTGAAAGAACCCAAGTCCCTAGTCCTCACACTGTGTTCTATAGAAAAACTTGGCACAGTTTCTCCAGAAAACAAAAGTCTTCTGACAGGATTGACTATCTTTCTATTAGTATCTACATGAGGACTGCCGAAATTGCCATCAATGCTACCGTCAGCATATTTTCTTAACTCAATGTCGTCAGTCGTTGTATGTTCAAACTGCCAAGGGTCGTCAACATAAAGTCTGTAATTTCCACCACTCAGGGCTTCTATTGCAGAAATCCTCCTACATTCACTGCTTTCCGCCCATTCAAAGTGATGAGCGTCAGAAGAAAGACCTGCGCCGTTTGGCCAGTAAATGTTACTACTGGCTCCTAAATCAGGCGCTTTGTAGGTAGTAGTCGGGATACGAGTGCCGTCTTTGATAAGTAAGTAATTACCTACTGCTGCGTCAGCGCCTTTTATTGTAAGTGTATCGACATCTACATATCCTTGACCGGGATGAATATTTGTGACAGGATTTACTGCTGAACCTGCACTAGCAGTCCCGCAATTGTTCTGGTCAACTACTTCTCTACCAAGGCTGTAGTAAAGCCACTTTGGACTATGTAGTGGCATTTCTATAGAACCGCCCATGTGATGGACTTTTCCTGTCTGCTGAACTGCTACTTGCCTACCTAATCCGACTACATGATAACTGTGCAAATCAACCTTAGTGTCGGGTAATGTCATGAAAGAAGCAAGCCCTAGGAAGCCGTCTATCAAACTAGCCTCCTTTGTATCAGAAGCATTCGCATGTAATACTGTTTCGTTATTACCAGCGACGGTTGGTAAACCAGTCGAATGGATGAGAATGCTGTCACCTGTGCCACTAGTCACTGACGCTTGTGTAAGCGCAGGTACAATCTTAATCTTAGTCACTGAATCAAATGTGTGGTCTATGATTGTATACAAACGACTCTTCATGTCAGTGTAATAGTAAGAAGAAAAGTTGTTTTGACCAGACGCTGTCGAATGAAATGACATCTTCTGACCAATCAACATACCTACAGGAACTTTTAGCGCAGCCTTAGCGCTCTCGAATATACTGGCGTTACCAGACGCTGTTCCTGCAAATACTATCTCTGTATGTGTGGGATTACTAATATCAGTAGTGGCTGTCCATGTACAAGGTTCGTTGTGCTCAATCATCAGGCTTGTTTCATGCCCCATGACAACTTCGGAGACATCTCCCTTATAGTGAGCACCAAAGCCACTCATGGTATCATCTCCGCTAGTATTACAACTTCTACTTGGAATGTATGTCTAAACAGTTTTTTGGTTCGGTCTGACAGGTCAGTACGAGTCTTGAGAACCATGCGGTCAAAGTTTGCCCCGTCGCCTTTTCTACTGTTGTGGATAACTCTTCTCATTTCGTTTTCCATCTTTCTTAGCCTAGAACGACCTCTTGATGTTCTCATGTCGACTGTGATATTGTAACGGGTGGTGACGAAGTTGTACATCAAATCAGGTACTTCTTCGTTCTGGGCTGTCTCATAGCATAGAATGTAATCATGTCTTTGTAAATCAATACGCTTGCCCCTCTCAGGCGTTTCGTTGGCAATGTCTACAACTACAGGCTTTACATTGTCAGTATTGGCCCTGTTCCAACCCTTGTCGGTACCAGAGTCATAATTCGCTGCCAGTATGTCAATGACTGTCTCAAGAGGCTCTTTCCATGTAGCAACCATTACGAGAACACCACCACTTCTTTGTAGCGGGTTAACAGTTCTTCTGCTTCTTTTCTAAACAATTGAATCTTAGAACCCAAGTCAACATTCTGCGAGCCCTCCGGTATCAAGACGCTGCGGTCATCTGATAGTAACAAATCAGCCGCTACCATCTTAGTAGCAGCCTCTTCTATGGCCTTCTCAAGATACCTTTCGCCATAGATGTAAGATACCTTGACAGAGTTGTGTTCAAAGAAAGGATATGAATTGTTGAAATAAACTATTCCCATCTCAGCGTCTAGCCACCAGTCACGCAATCTCGCTTGGTCACCACTAGAGGAGCCGCCTTGTAAATCGAGTTGAAGCAAGTGCTGAGTAATAGTCCCGCTAGATTGCGCTGTCCCTACTACATTTGCACAGCCAGTAAAGGTAGTACTAGTCTTACCAGTGTAGCGAATTATATTTGTTCCATCTGTAAATACGCCAGCATGGGCAAAACCCGCAGTGCTACCTACCGTTATTACACCATTTGCTCCCGAAGGGAAAGTACCTGTAAATGTCCCTGATGCGCCGGAAACTGTAGCAGTATTAGTAGTGACTTGTGAAAAATTAATGTCAGCAGAATTACTGACTATGCTACAAACTTCACCTGCTTTAGTCTGTTTCATACTAGTGACTTTTAATTGACCGCTACCATAGTCAGCATTAGCGCTCGCAAAAAATTCTTGATGAACCCCTGCTGCGTTAGTGTTTGAACCTTCTGGATAAAAAGCGGGTTGGAATGTTAGTTGCGCCTTTTCTGCCCTGTCTTCTTTATTAATTAAATCAGCAAGGCTTTGTGCAGCACTAATTTTGTCAGTAGCAACTGACCACTTTGTACCAATTATTTGAACGCCAGAATCAGCCTCTAATGTTGCTGCACTACCATTACCGGGTGACATAACTATAAATTTCTCATCAAGTGCTCTAACATCATCAGGTAATTGTATACGAACTTCTGCACCACATATTTCTCTATAATCTTCACCTTGCCACATTTCTATTCTAAGCATCTGTTGGACATTTCTAAACAATAACGGAGTAGTACCAACATAGTCAGTAAAGTATCTACGCCTGTACGGTTTGTATGTATCGAAGTTTAGGTATTCTGCTGAGACTAGATAAGGTCTCCAAGCATTGTGAGTAATGTTGTCAATACGGTCCTGTACTTCTTTGATTCTGGTTTCGACAGTAGACTTTTTCATACCACGAGTTTTACCATCAGTAAACGATGCTAAATTTTGCACATATCCGTTGTCTGTGGTTTCGTAAAGACCGGGATTTATCGCACCGATAAATGTTAACTTGACACCACTTGTTGTAGAAGTCACTGCTGTTATTGTTTTTTCTGCTCCTACTGGGTCAGCATCACTATAAATTAATATTTTATCATTGTAAGAAAAACCCACATTTCTGTAATCTCCGCCTGTCACAAACACTGCATTTGCTTCTGCGTTTGCAGACATCAAGACTGCTTCGCTAGGACCTATACCAAGCAGGTCTGCAACTTTTTGAGCAGTAGTGTAAACTATTGCATCAGGGTCGAAAGGCCGAGTCTCAGGCTCTCCGGGTGAAAATATAGCAGGCATTACTGTCCCCCTGCGGGATATTGTGCATAATGGTCTTGCATAGTGTAATCATTTTGAGGGTCTAGTGCGTTGTAATAACTGGCCTGTTCTATTTGTTCCTGCAATGTTGGAGGAGGTAAACCTTGCTGTTCACGAGTGAACCTACTAGGTTCACCTCTAAAGTTCCTTCGAAGAGGGGAATAGAATTGAGCGCCCGGTTGATACTTGAAACCGCCCCCTGCTCCATATATGCCCATTTCACGCAATATATCATTTACAGCATTGCGTTCAGCAAGTGTAGAAATCGTATCCCCTGCATCTAAGGCTCTATCATAACCTGTGGCAAGTCCTGCAAATGAACCGTCACCTTCCCTTAAATACGGGCGAGTTCTTTTAGCCTCTCTAACAAATTTAGCGGGACTTTGCCTCTGAAAGTCTTGTATTGATTTCAACAAATCCCACGCTGCATCAAAAGCCTTCATCTGCTCTCCCCCTAACTAAGCCATGACACGATACATGATTAAATCTACTGCTCTTTCACTCCTAAATTGAAGTCCACCTGCTTACCACAAGTCCTGCATTTGTCGACCCAACAGAAGTAAAGCATACCGCAATGTTTGCATCGTGTGCCGCTACCAATGTTCAGGACATCGCCAGCATTCTTGTTACGGTTACGCTGCTTCATAGTAAACCCAGCAAGTGGGTTGTCTTCGTTAGTTCTAACAGAAGCACCGTAAGACTCGTCTAGCCTGATGCCACGCTTCTGCAAGCGTTTTATGTCATCAAGACCAAGGTTACCAAAAGATTCCACTCAACCACCTCAAACTGTGGTCAAGAATATGTAGATGTTACCAAGTATTACATGCGGGTCTACTGCTACAGGAGTATTGGTACTCATTGCATTTACAATATCAGTTTGTATAGCGGTTCTCTTAGTAGAGTCGTTAAAGTCTGCTTGTGCAAACGGACCAAGTATTATACATGTCTTAGTCAATTAAATCACCTTCTGCTAGGTGAATCAAGCCCTGCTACCAAGAATCCAAAATCTACCTTTATAATCTGCATCAGCCTGAGTTGAAACTGCATTACCATGAGTAAATTGTACTCTTTTAGCAACTGTATCAATACCTACATGGAAATCTCCGTTTTCAAGAGTTACTGCACCTTGTTGTGGGCCGAATTTACCTAGTATATCTCTATCTGCAACGGCTGTTACCAAACCCGGTGATTCTAGCAAAATGGAAGTAGCACTGGCTACTCTTGTGATTGTAGCCACTCTTGCACCATTAACATAAATATCTTCTCCTTTACTGAAGTATAATCTAGCATCAACACTACCGACAGTAATACTGTTACTTCCTGCCGCATGCCCTCCGGGGTTGTCTATTGCTATGCCTGTACTGAAAGTAGTATCTTCCAAATGACCGCTTGCGGCAAAAACCTGCCCTAGTAGTCCGTCGTAAGATACACTACCACCGTCGGTATCAAATGTTCCTGTTATCATGAGCATATCGCCCATTACATGCGTTCTTGTATCAATTGTTGCTGTCATTATTCTTCAACTCCGTCTGTCTTTACGATAGTGTTCTCTTTTATAGTCTCTTCTACCACTTCTTCTGCTACAGGTTCAGGAGCGACCTCCTCAACCACTGGCTCTGGTGCCGGTGGATTGAGGGTGGTCTTTACCTTATCCAAGAGTTTTGCTTTAGTAGCATACCCTGTTACGGTTACTCCTTTCTCCTTTAGCCATCCTGTAATATCCTTCTTAGTCCAGCCTTCGTCAGGTAATCCGTCGTTTCCTTCGTCTACTGTGACACCTTCGTCGCCTTCTATGAGTAGATTCCTAGGACCCTTTTGTCTTGCCCAGTGTCTGTATTTGTTCAGCCACTCTTGGGAAACTTCTCTAACTTCGCCACGATGCATTTCTGTATCGTCTCGTAATTTGAGATAAGGGTTAGAACCTATGTAGGTTATCTTGGGCAAGTTTCCTCACCTCAAGAACAGATTACCCACAAATTCATAGGAACTACTGGTGTACCACCTGCGGTAAATGTTAACGAATCGTCAGCGTTTGTCTCTGTGCTAATTACTGCACCGACACCTGCTAATCCTCCGTTAGAACCACATATTACTGCGTGTATCTTACTTGCTCCGCCGCCAATAGTTGCGACATCACCTGTTGCCATTACTGTAGTTACTTGGAAACATGCTAGTTTAAGTCCCGGTGCCGCTTTTCCATCTGTGTTAGATGCGTTAAAGCCTGTTAGTGAACCCGGATAAGAACCACCTGAGTTTCCATCTAGCCAGTTTGTATCACTACCTAGTGTTCCTGCATATAAGTCCAACTCAAATAAGTTTTGGTATACGCCTGCGTCTCCTGATTTTTTTGTTAATGTTATTGCTGCCATATTTAATCATCTCCTAATATTTTATTCTCCATGTTATCCTCATTGTAGGTCACGGATAGAACCTTGACCTCCGAAGAAAGTTGTCCATATCTCACCCATGGTTCGGTAAAGACCTTCCTGACCCAATCTGTTGATTGCGAATGGGTCACCAGTCTCGATACCGGACTCAAAGTATTGTGTAGGCTTAGCAGTACTGTAGTATAGGTAGTCAGTATCTAGCATGTAAACTCTGCTAATTCCGTCTGCTTCGACATCCTTGGATGGAATGATAGGTACACCATTGTAAGTTGCTACAATGAAACCTGCTTCCATACCCGGTACACCTTTAACACCGTTGTAAGTTGGGACTACTCTCTTTTCTTCCATGAATCTTTGTTGGCTTTGTAGTAGTTGTTGAAGTCTCATCAAAGTATCATATCCAGTTAGCATAACCTTTGGATTTCCACCTCTCTGCCAAATCTTTCTGAATAGTTCATCAAAGTGGTCGAGAGATAGAGTTCTGTTGGTAGGGGTACCACCAACACCGTTAACTGACATCTCAGCGTTAGCCCATGATGCGTTAGCCTCACGGTCTATTGAATAGATATCTAAGTCAGTTGCGTCGCTGAGGTGACCTGTTCCGTCTGCAATTGCACTTGTGCTGGTAGTTAGAGCCTTAGCGTGACCAGCGGTGACACGGTCAAGTGACTCGATATCATTACCTGCTGGGGTGTCGGTGTCTCTAAGTAGCATTTTGTTAATCATCTCTGCGTGGTGCTTACCCATTTCTTCTTTCAATACTGAGCGAATGTCACCTAGACCGTCATCCTTGTCGTTAAGGAAGATTGCTACTTCAGACATGTCGAATGAGTGAGCAACGGTTTTTGGCTTTGCTGCAACATTTTGGAAAGTTGGCTTTTGAGTTTCAGGTAGAGTACCGTTCTCTGCAATTCCACCGCCAACGGTAGCAGAAGGCTTAGCGGTTACTACACGCCATCCACTTCTGTCCCATGGCTTCTTAGGTAGGATAGAGAAAGCGTTGAACTCTTGGTTCAACTGACTCCATACTTTTCTACCGTAGATTGCTTGGTATGTTCCTGCTGTTGTGCTCAATAGAGGAGCATCTGCTTTCAATAGTTCTGAACCTGTGTAGGAATATCCCATGCTTTGTCCAGCACCGTAGTAGTAGCGCTCCATATCATTTACTGTTCTCATATAATTTCTTGCCATTCATATTCCTCCTTAGTTGGTAAATACACTCCCTGCGAGTCGGTGAACTTCATCCCAACTCATGCTTCCAAGTGCCTCAGTAGATGGGATTTCTACATTAGCCATATCACTGCTCTTACGAATTGTTGATTCTGGAGCAGCGCTTGAAATGTTATCGATTCTGTTGCTCAAGTCAGACAGAGCCTTTTCGATGTTAGCAAG